AACTCGGACGTGACCATAGATGTCGTGATTGTTAAAAACAATGCCGGGGTCGTGATCGATCTTCCATTGATATCGCTGGGCGGCGGCAATCCGGATATCAAGCTGGATGAGGCCGTGAAACTGCCTCTGTCCATGGACGCGGCAACCGCATCAAGCATTTCAACCAGCATGGATTACACGGCGGCGATCATGTTCTTTGATTACTTGCCGGACGTGGCGGAAGCATAGATTCAAGTGAGCTTTTCGCAGCTCATTTGTTTCATGCTTCCATCGCCAGCAGTGTTTTTTTTCAGCTTTATTTGCATTCATTACCTAATAGGGGAATTTTTTATGAGCATGTACAAACAATTTGGGACCGACCGAGAACTTGAGAAAAAAGGGATTGTGCTGGATTACGGTCAATTCCGAGTGACCGTGGCACGCGCCGGTAGCGCGAACCATAAATTTGTGCGTACTCACGAAATCCTGACAAAGCCTGTTCGCCGCTTGATCGAGCAGGAAATTCTTCCGGTTGAGAAAGAACGTGAAATCAGCCGTCAGCTCTACGCGAAAGCTGTGGTGCTGAACTGGGAAGTAAAGGATGACAAGGAAAAATGGAAGCAGGGCATTGAGGCGCCTGACGGCTCAATCCTGCCATACACCGAAGAGAACGTGATTAATACGTTTGCCGCGCTGCCTGACCTGTTTACTGACATTCAGATTCAGTCAAACAAAATGCAATTGTTTCGGGTGGCGGATAAAGAAGCAGACGCAAAAAACTAACGGATGTCCTGCTTTATCAGTTAAAGCAGGGCAAAACCGAGAAAACAATCATTAGGCAGTGCGTGCAGGATGGCGCCGAATTACCAAAAGCAATAAAGAACGCCCCGGTTTTATTGCCAGGATTGCAAATTTATATTGAGGCATTCGACCGCCTCGGTACGTGCAGGCAAATAGGCTTCGGCGGGGTAGGGCAGATTTCCTGGTTTCAAATTCAGGAATATTGCGACAGAACCGGCATAACCGATGAGGAGCAGCGCGAGGATATGGAATACCACATCAATGCATTGGATGCTGCCTATATCGAATGGTATTCATCCAAAAATAAAGGGAGATAGAAATGCCCGGCGGATTGGATGATTTGGCAAAACGTCTTCGCGCTCACGGTGAGGTGATTTCCGTGAATCTGAACAAGAAAACGCGAGGCGTTGCGCTGGCCATCGATACCTTGATCGTTAAAGCAATGCCTGTCGATACCGGACGCGCACGCTCATCCGTGGTTGTGACAGTCGGTGAAGCATCCTTTTCAGAAACGACGCAAGCCTATGTCCCCGGAACAAAGGGAAGCACTGCCGGTGCCAACATGCAGGCCGCAATCGATCAAGCCGAATCTGCGTTGAAGGATCGGCAGCTTGGTGAAGAAATTCATATCAACATCAACATACCGTACATCGATGATCTGAATAGAGGGCATTCGCCACAAGCAAGCCCTGGATTTATTCAGCAAGCAATAGCTGACGGCGTTTCAACCGAATCAGGCGTTTCCGTACTCGAGAAATAAAGCACGCAAATGGGCGATATCACCGAAAAAGTTGACATAGTAATCAATGAGAGCGGCGGCAGAACCGTCAAACGCTCTCTTGATGACATTGCCGATAGCGCGCAGCGCGGGGTTCAGCCCGTCAACAATCTTAATGCTTCTCTTGGAAGCGGTGCGCGTGCGGCTGATGTTTTCTTTGGTTCATTGAAAGCCATCGGTGGAATTCTCGCAACATTAAAGCTCACTTCTTTAATCAACGAAGCCGCAACGCTATCACAGCGTTACAACGAGCTTGGAATTGTGCTTGATGTAGTCGGGCGCAATGCTGGATTGGCACGCAGCGAGGTTGATGCAACAACTGAAGCGGTGCGGAAGCAAGGCATATCGATGATTGAATCGCGCCAGATCGTCACTCGGATGATTCAATCTCAGATTGATCTATCCAAAGCGACAGAATTGGCGCGGCTTGCCCAGGATGCTGCGGTAATTGGCCAGATGAACTCATCGCAAGCGCTCGACACCCTTGTGCACGGTATTCAATCGGCGCAAGTCGATGTTCTGCGAACCATAGGACTCAACGTTAATTTTGAGCAATCCTATGCAAAATTAGCCAAGGAAATGGGCGTTACTCAAAACGCTCTCACTGAAAATGAAAAGCTGCAGGCAAGGCTTAATGTTGTCTTGGGTGAGGCGTCAAAAATTTCCGGCGTGTACGAAGGCGCGATGGCAAATGCCGGAAAGCAAATGCGCTCCGATCAACGGATCGCAGAAGACCTCAAGGTCAAGATCGGCGGGTTATTCGATCAAACTTCAATATTTGCAGTAACTGCATACACTAATGCGCTGAAAGAAGCCGACTCCAACGTTGAGAACTTCACCCAAACTGGACAACTAAAAGCGTGGGGTGATTCCATCGCACGCATTGCCGCATTTGCCGCGGATTCCGTCCGATCTGTTGGTATCGTATTTGATATCACCGGCAAGGCCATCGGAGCAATGGCTGCGCAAGCGGTTGCAGTATCGAAATTCGATTTTGGCGCAGCGATACAAATCCAGGGAGATTTCAACAAAGACTTTGACTCGGCCGTGGACAGCATGTCAAAAATGCGCGACCTGGTTGAATCCCAAATCATCGAACGTGATCTGCTCACCAAAGCGACAGAGAGAGAAACCCTGTCTCTAAAATCAAACAGCGTTGAGCTCGGTAAAAACACCGAGGAAGCCAAGAAAGACATCGACGCTCGCAACCGGTTCATTCAGGCATTGCAAACCGAAGTTGATTCTATCGGGCTGAACGAATTCGCAATCAAGCGAATGGAGGCGGCGAAGCTTAGCGCAACCAAAGCCGCATCACCTTTAATCGACGCCCTGGAAGCGGAAAATAAAAGATTAAACCTGCAAAGCATCCAGGTTAATCAAATCACTTCAGACCTGAATAAATATAAGCAGGTAACTGAAAGTGTTAAAACTGAAGAAGAGAAGTTTGCCGATACAGTCGAGGAACTCAACCGGCTGAGGAATTTAACCAACGGTGCGGCAATCAGCCAGGAAACCTATAACCGCGCGCTCAAAAAAGCGAATGATGAGCTTCTTGGGGTCAAAAAAACCGGAAATGAAACATTTGACGCCTTGAATCAGTACACGATCCAGGCCGCGCGCAATATCCAGACCTCATTTGCCAATTTCTTGTTTGATCCATTCCAAGATGGCGTGAAGGGAATGCTCACAAGCTTCCTGAATGCTATCCGCCGCATGGTTGCTGAAGTGGCCGCCTCACGGATTGCAAACGCGATCGGATTGAGCAGCCTGCTTGGTATCGGCGGAGCTGCTGAAACAGGAACCGTGAGCGCTGGGGGATCGATATTAAGTAATGTGGCAAGTTTAGGATCAAGCGCATTCAACCTTATTCGCGGCGGAGGTGCGTCATTATTAAGCGCTGGAGCCAACGCTCTAGGATTTACTTCGTTCGGAGCTGGTGCAAGCGGCGCTGCATCGGCTGGAGTATTTGGTGCTGGAGGTCTTAACTTTCTTGGCGGGGCAGGAACGGCGCTCGGAACAGGCGCGGAATTTGGCATAACAGCCGGTCTTGGCGCATCAATGGCAGCGATAGCTGGGCCGCTAATAGCGATCGATATTGCCGGTAGATTGTTTGGCGGTAATAAAACTCTAGGCGGTGCTGAAATGATACCGGTTATCGGTGGATTCCTTGCCGGTCTGTTCGGTCACGGTCCCATGAAATTCCGGCAGCAATCGCTTCAAGGGGATATCAGTTCATCCGGTTTTGATGGAGATTTAACTAATGTATTTAGAGCTAAAGGCGGTCTGCTGGTTGGAAATAAACACAAATCTGTTGCGCAGGAACTCAGCGACGATCAGCAAAAAACATTCGATGCGGCAATAACTGGATTCTACAAATCCACGCATTCATTCGCCGAAAATCTTGGACTCAGTACCGATCTGGTTGATAACTACACGCAGCAAATCCAGATCAAATCTGAAAAAGGCAAGACGGTCACGGCAGAAGCAATCACGGAAATGCTTTCCGGAATCAATGACAGCCTAGCCAAAAACTTGATGCCGAATGTCGATGAATTCCGCAAGATCGGAGAATCCTCTGCTCAAACATTATCTCGATTGAGCGGCGAGTTGACGGTGTTGACGAATGCCTCGCGGTTATTGTTCAACAAGACAGCGGAGCAATCAAAGGCGCTTATCAATCAATTTGGATTCGCTGATCGCACGGCATTCTTGGATAAAGCCGGTGGCGCTGATGCATTTGCCGCGAATGTTGCCGGGTTCGCGCGCGACTTCTTGCCGGAAGATCAGATCATTAAACCGACTATAGAAGCTCTTGTGTCAGAGCGCGACAAACTTGGATTAAGCGGAATCAACAACCGCACGCAATATGTCAGCGCCGTCCAATCAGGAAAACTTAATCAAGATCAGCTGCTATTTCTTATCAATAATGAAGACGCGATAAACAGCGTATTCACTTATCTAGAAAAAATAAGCCAGGCTGCGCCAGAAGCGGCTACTGGTCTGGCCGCGGTATCGAGAGAACTCAATATTGCCGACGCCGATCGCACTGAATACGGCCAACGCCTGAACAATAGCATCCAGCAAACATCCAGCGCTATTGCCGATCTGGAAGGAATCGCCAAACAACTGATGGGTACTGTGAATCAGATCAACCCGCTGTCAGTCACGGAAGCCAGGAACATCGTTTCCGGAGGAAATGCGAACGATCCACGCCTGCAAAGCGCCTTGTCAACGCTCAGTGAAATGGGATCCGGTGAGTTCAGCAACGTGATCGATTTTCAGCGCGCCAAGGCAAAAAACGTGGCCGCCATATCCAGCTTGCAGGATTCTATTGCGAAGCAGGTTTCTGCAAAAAACAAAGAGCTTGACCAGTTCAATTTTGAAAAGCTGATGCTTCAGGCTGGTCTGCGGAATGCTGCGCAAATGTTTTCTGAAGCCGCAAGTTTCGATGTCGGTGGATACGTGCCGCGTACCGGCATGGCGATCATCCACAAGGATGAGCAAGTATTAACGCCGGGGCAGCAAGACAGAATCACATCAGAAATCGCGCAAATGCGTGAAGAGCTTGGGAAAGCGCTTGCTGCAATAGCTAAACATACAGAAAAAACCGCAACTCTGATCGATGATGTTTCTGCCGGTGGAACCGCTATGTTGACGGAGGCCGCATAAATGACTGACGCAACCGAATCCACTCTGAGCTTAATGATACCGGTTGAAATAACCGATTCGGTGCTGTATTCGACTACCGTAAGCGAAGCAGATTATGCGGTGTGGAATAGCGGTACAACTTACTCTCTAGGTGGGCGATGCATCAAAAATCATCGTATTTATGAGAGTGCGGCAAACAGCAACCTGAATCATGACCCGACCGACATAAACAATCGCACCGGATCCACAATCTGGTGGAACGACGTGTCTGCCACCAATGCGCACAAGATGTTCGATAACGAGAACACTTCAGCCACGGTTGCCGCCACTTCGTTGACCATTGTGCTGCGGCCAGGTTTTGTGAATGCGCTCTATGCTGGCGGCTTAATCGCCGATTCTGCGACCATCACAATGAAGGACGCGCCAGGCGGAACTGTGGTTTATTCTAATACCATTCAGCTTGAGAATTCATACCCGCCTGACTGGTATGAATATTTCTTCTCTCCATTCGTTCAGCAGCCTGATCTGGTCATTAATGGCCTGCCGCCTTACTACAACGGGGAAATCACATTCACGTTGACGATCGCGGCAGGCAACGTGGAATGCGGAATGTTTCAGGTTGGTGACTTGCGTCCGCTCGGCACCACTCAATACAACGCATCGGCCACACCAAAGACATACAGCTCAATCAAAGAAGATGACTTTGGTAATAGCACTATCGTGCGGCGTAGAAAAGCGCGTGATGCGAAATACAGCGTGATAGTAGACCCGATTCAAGCAAATTCAGTGATTGATGTGGTTACTAGCGTACTTGACGTGCCAACCGTGGTTGTTGCGACCAATTTGGACAATTATGCATGGCTGCGTACTTTCGGGCTGATAAGCGGCGAAATGTCGGCGGAAAACTATTCAGAAAATGTACTCAATATTTCAGTAAAAGGGATGATCTAACATGACGCCATTCAGCGGAGAAAAGCCACAGCGCGGCGTTCGATTAACGTTTTCAGCGTTAGTCGATCCATTCATAACGTGGTTTCTCGGTACATTTTGGGATGAGCTGCAGGCTGTTATCGCCGCGTTCAATTTCAACGCCACCAACGCAACCAGCGTGACCAGTTTAACGGTTGGGAGTGGTGCAAATAAGTCGCTGATTACGCAAACCGGGAAGTCATACAACGAAGCCATGACCATAAAAGTGGCTTATAAGCTCGACCCTACCATATGGATGCTAGGTGACTTGATTTCCTATGATTCCGGCACCGGAGCGATGGTTTTTTATCCGCGAACAAAAAACGGCTCTGGAACATACGCGGATTGGGTGATTGCGCAATCTCCAACAGCTGATGAAGTCGGTGATCACAGTTTCAAGTGCCATACGCCGAGCGCACATGGATCCACTAATAACAAAATAAGGCTGTATACCGTAACGGCTGAGAATGTTGGTACAGCCATGACCATAACACATAGCACGACTCTCGGTACCTACATCACAATCAATGAAGCCGGTGATTATGAGTTTTGGGTTAAGGACACATTTTCAGGGGGCACATGCAATTACGGTATATCGGTAAATTCAAATCAGCTTACACAATCAGTTACATCGATTACATACGCGCACAAGGCTGAATTAGTTTATCAATGCCCAACAAATGCTTACATCCCGATGAAAACACCAGTTCTTAAGCTTGTCCCTGGCGACATTGTGCGCGTGCATACCGACGGATCGCCAAACAGTACAGCAGATTTCGCAACATTCGGTGGGAGGAAGGTCGGTAATGGCTAAATTGCTTGTTAACTCGCCAAGCGGCGAACAAAAAATAATCGATATCGATGATAGCGGATGGTATTTCGACGAAACGCGGGTGAAATGGGATACCCGTGTTGACGGCGATCTTCCGGAAGA